GTTTTCTTCTGGCGTTGTTCAATTAATTTATAGATTGAATTAAACAAAGGGTACATTTCAATGAGTTTATTGTCACTTTGTTCTACTAAAGGGTGATTTAGTTTAATAACGAATTTAATTTATCTAAAAAATCCCTCTCTTATAAAAGAGAGGGTTACTTTTCTATTTAATGATTTCATACCACCAATTACGTTCTTTTAGCCACTTTTCAAATTCACTTCTAGATGTAGGAGATAAACCACCTGTTAATGCTCTTGGGTTTTTACCATCAGAAGTAAATTGAACTTTTGCCCACCATCCTTTTTGTTTGAAATATTTTGATACTTCTTCAACCATTTCAGGAGTTAACCCACCAGTTTTTATTTGGACAGATTTTGATTGTTTTGTCCCTTTTACTTTCTTAATTTGTTTACCGGAGATTGATTCAGCAATAGCTACACAAATTTCATTGAATTTTTCGTTGTAAATATCAACATCGGCTTTACTATCCACAAAACAGACTTCAATTAATATTGCTGTTTTTTTAGTACCATTAAGAAAACCAAGATTGGTTCTCTTTTTGGCACCGCGATTTTTTAGGCCACTTGCTTTTGCGATCGCAGCTGATACCTTTTCAGCGATAGCACGTCCACTTTCTGAAACATAAAGGACCTCTACACCTCGTGGATCATCTGTCTTGCTTGCAGCATTAAGATGAACTGAAACATCTAAATCACGTTCCTTAGAATTGTGGAAGGTAACAATACGGTTAATGTTTTCCTTTTGAGTTTTTGATGTATTATCATGATATTCAGAAACATTACATCCACACTCTTTTAGACACTTTGTAACCTGAGAAACTATTTTACGTGCTTCATTAACTTCATCAATATAAGAACTCGCACCTCGTACATATAAACCATGACCACTTGTTATTACTAAATCCATAACCTTTTCTCCCCTTAAATAAAATTAAAAAGCCACTCATATGAGCAGCTTATTTTTTGATTAATCCCTGTGATTGTAATGCTTTCTTTTGTAGGTTCCCTTTTTGAGTTACATAGTTATTTTTAAACCATGCTACTACTGTAGTTACAATTGTAAATGCAACGGATCCAACTAGGTAAATACCATCTACGAGACTAGTAATCTGTCCTTCTTCAATTGGTATGATTGGCTTTCCAAACATAATTAAAGTCTGGTTGAACAAAGCAATAAAAAGAAGCACCGTCCGAATGACTGTGCCTTTGTCTAATGATTTAATAATGTTTTTCATCTTTACATTTCTCCTTTATTTTCAAAATTGTCTAAGCGTTTATGCGCCTGTTTTGTGCTTTCTTCAACTTTTACTACACGCTCTGATAAATCCCTAACTCGTTGTTCACTTGCCCGGTTATCGATGCGTATAGACTCTACACCTTGGCTAATGTTATCAAGCTTAGTTTCTATCACTGCGTTTCTAGATGCTTCGCTTTTAACTGTCTTATCTCGATTTAAGGTAAAAGTAAGAATTGCTAATAAAACACCAATTATACTGACTAGAATTCCGATTTCGATCGTCACTCTCTCACCTCCTTAAAGGCAAAATAAAAAAGCACTTATTCAGCGCTTTGATTCTCTTCACTATTTTGATTTTCATTTGATTGTTCTTTTTCTTTTAACTTATACTCATTAATCAGCCTAACTAGAGCGCTCTTTGTTGCCGTTTCAATAGCAAGTGTTTTTTCTAATTGAGCTACCTTTTGAGTTAATGAATTTATTACTTCCTCAAAATCTAAGCTTATGTTTATTTGTTCATTTTCCATCTAATCACCTCATTGATTTTTTATGTTTAAATTCATTCAGTTAAATGTTCTAAGCCTTCTGCTTGAAGAATTTCCTTAACTTGTGATTTAAGCAATTCTGGGACATTGGAAAATGTCCATTTTCCTTTCATAATATAAGTCGCATACAACATTGCTAACACATCACTCACTCCTTATCCTCCTAAAATTATGTTTGAAAGCTCTAAGATGGCCATTCCATTCATTTCTTCATCTGGGATTTGTTGCTTCTGATCATTTATCTCTTGCTCTCTAATAGCAACTTCTTCCGGAGTTAAGCCTTCAATCCATAAACTATTTTCAAAATCCCATTTAGAAACAAATAATCGTTGATTCCAGATTACTTTAATAACATTTCTCTCTAGTACGTCGTAGGGTAAAACAAGAATATACTCAATAATATATCCTTGTTCATCTACTACGAAAGCGTTAATTTTTGTAGAAAAGTCTTGCATGTGTAACGCCCCCTATTAGTTTTCTGCTCGGAATTCTATTCCGCTTAATGAGACCCAACCCGTACCACCAGAGCGAAGTATTACATAGCCATTACTTTGTACGTCTACCCTACCTTCTCCACTGCTAGTTTGAACCGGGAATACTTCTATACGTAAAGGTCTGCATCCCACGGGAAGTGTGCCTATTACCGTACCGACTGCGCCACCTGTTACCATGCCTCGAAGTTTTACGAAGCCGTCCGCCGATTTCGTATAGCTTGCCCCGATATAATTAACAGTATCGTAATCTGTCCACCCATTATTTTTAGGTAGGGCTGCGTGTGCTAACGCATTTAGTGGTGTATCTAGCGTTACTGCACCGTTAATGTCAGCGCCTTTGTACGCTTTTAATAGACCATCAACACGGAATCCTTTTCCATTATACACTCGAACGTCTGTTGAATCGGTCATGTAGATACCGCCACCATATGTTTGACTAAACCAACCCGTCGCTCCTGTTGTTCTCAACCAATTGGAAGCATAAATCGTATTCACGTCATTTATAGACTTACTTTTCATGTTTAAATCCCCATGAATATTTACACTTCCCATCAAATCTAAGTTGTCGATGTAAAATTGGCCGTAGTAAATATTATTCGTTCCGTTGTTGTTTGTCGCGTCTATCGTTAGTGCCAATGTAGTTGCGCTAGTGTATGTTGACGTTATGTTGACACTAACATTCGTGTTGTTGGAGGTGTCAAGTTGATTCATTATAATACCGGAATAATTTCCCCCATCTATTATTAAGGATGATGACGAAATTCTACCACTAAACGTTCCCGTTGCAGCTTCTAACTTAACTGCTTTTAGTGTCCCTGCTGTAACTGTACCTAAATCTGCGCTAAGTGCCGATAGACTCGAAACACTAATTTTATCGGCTGTTATCGTTTTACTGCCGATTCGTGCGGCGTTTAGAGTTCCCGTATTGATGTTGCTTGCATTAAGGTTAGTTATCGAGACTTTCGCAGCGTCAATACTTCCTGCTGTAACTGTACCTAAGTTCGCTGTAATTGCTGCTAGGTTACTAACGTTAATCTTATCTGCTGTAATAGCTCCGTCTACAATAAGCTCAGTAGTAGCCATACGATGTACCCGAATGTTATCAACTACGAATACATTCGAAGTCTCGGCATTGTTTGCAAAACTTATCCATAGTCGAATATATCCGTTATGCGGTACTGTATATACGCCACTCTTCTTAGTAAAGGTTGTCTCTTTTGCAGTACTCCCCCAACTAGCTACACTATCCCAATTGCTAAGCATATTCTTGTTCTCGTCATATCTGTTGAAGCCAATTCGCCCGTAACCCGTTCCTGCGGTATTAAGATATCTAGCCTCTGCCTCCACATAGAATTTTTGCCCTGCTTTTACAGGTATAAGATTTGTGCCGTAAATGTCCGAATTACCATTATTTCTTGCGTTTAACCCCAACGCTTTGCTAGAGCCGTTACCATTCTGATAAGTAGATATGTCTAACACTTTCGCAAGTGCTGAATCTGCGTACCCTTTAGGCGTGCTTCCGACTGTATCGCCTTCGAAGTCAGGATTTTCGCAAAGATTAGTAAAATCGCCTATTACTAATTTATCCGCAGTAATCGAGCTTGTAGCTAGTCGTGCTGTATCTAAAGTACCTGATTTAATATTAGCAGCGTTAAGATTGATTATATTTACAGTCGTACCGTTAATAGTTCCACCATAAATAAAATCTGCCGACATATTACCCGATACTATATTAGAAGCATTAAGGTTAGTAATATTTACTACAGAACCGTTTAACGTTCCACTGTTGATATTACTAGCGTTTTTAGCGAAATTCTGTGCATTAGTTTGCGCTGCTTTTGCTTGTGCTTCTGCGTGACTTTTCGCTGCAGTCTCTACTGTACTTCCAACATTGTCTGCGTGATTTTTTGCTGCTGTCTCTGCTTCCGCAGCCACGTTATTAGCGTGAGAAGTCATAGCATTTTCTATCTGCGTTTTAATATTGTTCGTATAAGTCTTTGCGTCTTCCTCTGCCTGCGCTGCTGCGCTGTCTGAGTATTTCTTTAGTTCTGCTTCTGCAGTTGCTATGTCGGTTTCTATCTGCAACTTCACTGCTGCTATCGCTGCCGTTTTTGCTTCTTCTGCCTTTGTCTCAGCATAAGACTTAGCGTTAGACTCTGCTGCATTAGCCTTTTGTGTTGCGTCTGTCGCTGCTGTATTAATTGCTTCTGTTTTCGCATTATCTGCTTTTTGTGTTGCATCCGTAGCTGCTACTTCTACAGCTTCCGTTTTAGCTGTATCTGATACAACATCAGCATAACGTGTGGAATCTTCATAATTTACTTGGTCTTGTTGATCAACATATTCACGAATAGCTGTTATCTCACCAGCTGATACCTTTTGTTGAAGAATACCTTGAAGCTTTCTAAATCTAGCCATAATATCTTCTTCACTGTACTCAATAAAATCCCCGAGAACATAACTTTTTGCAGAAGGATCAGAAATAGAGCGATCAACTTCAATTACTCTTGCTTCCACATATAGCGCAGGTTCAAAGGATGTATCCTTAATTCTTGTTGTATCACCAAGTCGAACTTTCTCATGTTCATATCCGAATATATGTTCAATACTTGCAGTATCAGCTGTATATTCTATCAGTGAGTTAATTCTCTTTTTTAACTCGTTCCTTCCTAATTCAGTTAATCTTTCCTCGGTAACGTCCTGATTAACTTCTGGTTCGTAAACATCCCATAAATGCCGATTGTCTTTATCAGCCCAACGTTGAAGTGCATCTTCGTCCTTAACTGTAACAATTGTACGTGTACCATCTTCTTTCTCTGGACCAAGTACAATCAATGCGGTTACAATTTCATCTGTGTTTTCTTTACGAGTGATTCCAATTAAATCCTTACCTAACTCAATTTCCTTGCCATTCTTGCCTCCAACTTGCTGTAGGAAGTCTACATATCTACCTATTATTCGGTTTCCTTTTACCTCAACTCGAAAACGCAACTCACAATTAAATGCCGAAGCAATGCTCTGAAGAGCACTTAAAGCATCTGTGTAATTCTCAAATACTATTTTTCTTGTTCCCGATATCTCAATTATCCCTAGCTGATAACTAGTATCTGATAAAACGAATTGCCCTGCATTAGAGATTGTTTGATTATCTAATGTAGTTGGTTCAATTATTTTTTGTTTCTTTAAATCAGTATAAGAACCATTTGTATATACTTCTTTGGTAAGGTCAGAATATTGTTTGGCTTCAAAGATAATAAATTCGCGAAAAAAACCATCCTCATCTGGTATGATGATGCGGTTTCTTTTGCTAACAAATTCAGACTCTTTCACATCAGCTTGCATAGTGAAATTGAATGTTTCAAGATTATCTTGTAATGATTGCTTATGGCTATCCTCCCAAAAAAGTGAGGTTTCTTCTTTATTTTCAAGAGTACCAACTATTCTCTCTGTTTTGTAATTAAGAATGTGTATCATAAATACCTTGGCCTCCATTCAACCTCTACATTTTCTAAGGAAGAATAAGGTGATATTTGAACAGTATTAGTACCTGATTTGAGCGAAAAAAAAGAAGCACCAAAATCTTTTAGGTCCTTCCGGTCTTCTCCGTTTATTAATATGCTATTTTTAGCATGATTTATTTCAATTACATCGCCAGCATCTGCAATATAAGGTATTTGTTCATCTGAATGACTATTAATTCTAAAAACTTTTAAATCATATATTCCTAATGTTGCTGGACTATATGAGCCATATTGTGCAACATGAACAGCAATTTGTGAAACGTTTTTATTATATGTTCCTTTAACATCTAAGTAAGATACTGTTCTCCTAGTGTGATGTAAATTGGTATCTGTATCAATTTTCGCTATATAAGCTGTCCACTTTTTACCGATACGCTGAATTCTTAACATTCCGTAAAAATCATTCCAAGATCCCTTTTTATCACCGTATTCATTTATCAAAAATTGTTTACTAGTGGAACCACCAAGTCTTGCTTCACCATAAGCCAATGCAATACCCTTGTGAGTGTCCTTTAATGCCATCTTTGCAATAACTGCATTACTACTATCTAGTAAATAGATTTCTACTCTACCAGCCTTTATAGCTTGACGATTACCTAATTCCACAATGGCATCCATTCTAAAATCTGTTAATGGTCCATTAGGAATTGTTATTCTTTTTGCCGGTCCATGCCAAGCAGCTCCAGTACCATAACTTGATGCGATAAACTTATACCCGTCAGTTACCATTGAGCCCGTTATAACTCCCCCGTCAACAGCTGTAGCATCTGACCATCCAATCATTGAACCCATTTGGTCCCATAGCAACCTTTCTTCTTTTTTAAAAGGTACCTCACTTTCAAAATCAACAGACTCTCCAATACTCATATACTCATCGTCAGTTACGATATCTAATAATGTAATAGGTTCCTTAACAGTTGCTCGAAATATAGGATACGTTTCAGTTGTTCCGGAATTTGTAATTGATGCAACATCTGATTCAAAAACTCCATGATGTCGAGGACCATACTTGTATGGATCAGGACAAATAAAACTAACTACTCCAGATCCAATCTTAACAATCTCTTCTGCATCAAATGAACCTGTTACTTCTGCAAAATAAGTCCTGTCTGGTTCATCCTCAAAAATCAAAGGAACTGGTGAATCTGTAATTAGCCATGCAGCTAAATCTTCTTTAAGTTTTTGTAAATCTGCTATATCTTCACCTATGATAGCAACAGGCACATTAATTTGCCTAACTTTAGTTTTTTTATTTTTGATATAAGCACCTGGTCGTCCGGGTACCTCAATAAATTCATGTTCAATTGGAGCCCATGCAGGTCTTTCTCTCCCTCTTAATACAGAAAGGTAAGACCGTCTTTCTCCGTTAAATATCATCCCCATGAAGTCTTACCTCCTCTTGAACTTACTTTCAACCTTACCATTTCTCTTTTGAATTTCAGTTATATGCGGTTCAACTAATATTCCAACTGTACGATCATTCATTTGAATTATATGTCCTGCAGCAAGAGCTACTAATTGTTCTTGTTGTATACTGATTAAGTCTTTAACAAGATTTGTTAATTCCTCAACTTTTTTACCTAAATATGAATCGTCACTTTGAGCAACATTAGGTAACTGATTAGGACGTTTATTTCCAGTGAGTTTTTTACCAGCAATGGCCAATAACTTCATAGCATCCGTTCTTCGACTTGGGTCAGTAGGTACGACAATTTCTGGCCAACCACCTTCAGCGATAGGATATAAACCTGCAGTATTAATTAATCCACCTGTTGCAAAGCCTTCTCTACTAATACTCATCATAGGAACATTCCATTTTTGAAAGATGGATTCAGTGTCTTTATTTGGTATTACTTTTGCTCCTCTTGGTAAATGAACCAATTCAGGTCCTTCTTCACCTACCAGTGATAATCCACCGGGTGCATTTTTTGTACCTGTTGCGAAACCAGGGATATTTATACCAGTAGCCTTTTCAACTGCTTTAATTGCACCTTTAAAACCAGCTGTTGCTATAGCACCAAATGTAATTGTCTTTTTCGCATTTTTTGAAGCAGTTTCATGAATTGATTTAGCTTTTCCTTTATCATCAACGTTGACATTTTTCTTGGCATTTTTTGATGCTTCTGCAGAAACTTTTTTTGCGCCACCATGGTCAGTGACTTTTACATTTTTAGTGGCCTTTTTATTAGCTTCATTTGAAACCTTTTTAGCCCCGCCTTTATCATCCACTTTTACGTTTTTAGTAACATCTTTATCTGCTTCTTTTGTGAGCTTCGACGCTTCACCGGTACCTTCACGGATTTTCTGATTAACCTCTTCTTGCTCATTTTGCATTCCTTGAATTGCTGTTTTTGCAGAGTTGTACTTAGATAAAGATTGGTCTAAATTCTTTAATTCCTCTTTCTGCTTATCGTTAAGTCCACCCTGTGTTTCACTTAACATTGTTAGATACTTATGTCGACTTGCTGCCTTTGATATCGCTTGGTCAAGTTGAGCAATACCTTCTGCGCCTTTTTCATTGATACCTACTTGAGCAAGTTGGAGATTAATCATTTCTCCTAACAATTGTTGAGTTTTAGTTATTTCTTCTCCTGTTTTTTCAAGGCTCTTTTGCTTCTCCGTTACTTCCTCTGCAATTTTTACTACTTGTTGATTTTTTTGATTGAGAAGGAATTCTTGACGAGTAATTTCATCTTGTGTCATTTGTGCTGCTGCTTTTTGACCATCGTTATATTGCTGTTGAGCGACTGATTTTAAATCTTGAATTTCCTTCTCTATATCAGCTGCTTCTTTTTCTGCAGCTGTTCTTTCTCTGATTTTGTTATTTAATTCCTCTTGAGCTTTAATGTAATTTTGAATGTTTTTATCTAATTGTGCTTCAGCTTTAATTTTTTGGTTTTCTAACTCAAGAGCAATACTTTTTTGTAACTCCTTATTAACTTCACTAATTGCGTCTTTACTACTTATAATTGCATTTCCACGTTCGGAATATGACTGAGCCACAGTAGGTGTTAATTTAACAATTTCATCATTTAAACGAAGCATCTCGGATAATTCATTATTAGTAAGGCCTGATTTTTCTTGTAACTCTGCTTGTTCATCTTTTAATGCTGAGATTTCGGATGCTGATTTAGCTAATTGAAGTTCACTTTGAATGTCTCTGAATCGTAACAGTTCATCATTAGATAATTTATTTTTGCTTTGCAACTCTCCGTATTTTGTTGATAAAGTTTCTAAAGATTGTTGTTGCTTAATTAGAGAATTGACATGTTCTAAGTTTACTTCCTTTGACTTCTCAATGACTGCATTTATGCCTTGAAATGCAATAGTTCCTATTCCTAATCCAGTAGTTATAGCACCAATTGGTCCTGGTATCCTTTTTAAAATACCAGTCAGACCTTTACCTTCACCAAGTGTTCCTAAAAGTGGCCCTACTACTTTGGTTATAACTCCAAATCCACGAGAAATACCACCGATCACCATTAAAGTTGGTCCTGCGGCTGCAGCAATTCCCCCAACCGATAACGCTGTTTTTTGTGCCTCTGGTGAAAGTTCGGCAAATGCATTTGTAACATCATCAACTGTATCTGCTACTTTTGGTAAGATGCCCTCAGCAAAATCAAGAAGAATATCCCCTGCAGGTTTCAAGTCAGCTACAAATTCACGCCATATCTTTGTTACTCTGGTACCAAAATTATTTTGAAGTGCATCACTAGCTCTTTTGGTCGCGCCTTCCACATCTTTTAGACCATTACTCGCTTCCAACATTGCTTCAAACGCTTTTTCTCCAAGGTCTTCATATTGTGTTCCAAACAAACCAACTGAAGCAGTATTTCTCTTTGTTTCATCATCAGTATCTTTTAAGGCTTTGACAACTGTTTCAAATGCTTTCTTAGCATCCTTACCGCCTTTATTGAATTGCTTAGTCATTTCACTAGCATTGAGTCCAAGGGCTTTAAATGCGTCTTCACTAGTCTTAGATCCATCTTTTGCACGTAAAGAGAATTCTTTCATCGCATCTCCAACTTTATCTAGTTGGAAAGCTCCACTTTCAGCACCAGCTTTGAACTTCGCAAACATGTCATCAGCAGTTAAACCGAACTCAGCGAAATAAGTGGCGTATTCAGAAACACTATCAAGGAACTCACCACTAAAATCTAAGTTTTCCTGGAAACCTTTCGTTAAGTAGTCCATTGCTTCTTGAGCAGACATTCCGAATTGCTCCATCAGAACCTTAATTGCTCTTAATGATTCTTGTTGGTCTGCCCATCCTCTTTGTTCAAATAAATCTAATCCTTTGGTAACGTAAGATAAGTCTACTTTACTTAAATCGCCTAAACTTCTAGTAACACCAGCTATCTTAGAGGAAACACCTTCAATGCTATCTCCGAATCCGTCTTCCCATAATTCCTTGGCAACTTCATTTAACTCTTTTGCTTTTTCTTCAGAGATACCTAAATCTGCTTGAATTTGTCCTGAAGCTTTGTCGAAGTCAAGTGCAGTCTTGCCTATCGCTAAGCCTGCTCCGAGAAGTGGAGTTGTCAGTCCTACAGTTAACCCTTGGCCAATGCCAGTTAGCTTAGTACCTGTATTTTCGATAGTCTGTCCGAATTTGTTCCAACCAGATTCACTTTTTTGCTGCTCTTCACGTAATTCTTTCAATTCATTTTCTGTTTTATTAATATATCGTTGTAAACTGTTTAATGATGACACTTGGTTATTGTATTCACGAGCAGCCTTCTCAGCTTCTTTTGAACCTTCGCCAAATTCCTTGACCATTTTTTCATATTCAGATTTTGCTTCACTAACCACACGTTTTTGCACATCTAATTTTTTGTTCAAACCCATTAAGCTAGTTTCATAACGTTCTATAGATTTATCTCCACGTTCAAATGCTGACATATTAGCTTTCATTTCACTGTTTACAGTTTTCAATTTATCTTTTAATCCCGTAAGCCCTCTGTCTAATGCCAAGGTGTCTAAATCTAAACCTATCGAAAGACCTTCTATTCTTTCAGCCATAATTGCCCTACTTTCTTACAAGAATAAAAAAATCCCTAACCACCAAAGGCAGCTATTAGGGATCCAGTTTGTTTAGGTTTATTCTTTTCTCTCAACAATTCCAAAAAGAAATGAAACGGCATATTTAAGACATCGTTGATATCTTTTCCGCCTTTCACATAACTAAGGACGAGTTTATCAAGATACTCTATCTGCTTTTCGAAAGAAAAATCCTCATCCGTTAATTCTTCTTCTCCAGGTACTTTTTTGTTTCATCACTTTGTTGACCTCTCAAAATAAAGAAAACTTGTTCTCGAAGGATATCAACTGCATCCGGGGCATGCAAACCATTGAATAATTCATCTTTTGTAAATTTCCCTTTGTAAATGTCATTAGCAACAAAATCAACCATTCTATCAATCATTTGTTTTTCATTTTCAAGTGAAGCATTTTTTATTTCGATGCTCAAATCAATAGCTTGATAGACAACAGATAACGGGATAAATGCTGGTGTCCAATACTTCTCTGTAATGATTTCTCCTTCTTTTTCTTCTTTAACTAACTCGATCATGTTTTGTTTTAAATTTGTCATTTATGTTCCCTCCTCAATAAAAATAGAGCAGGATTAAACCTGCTCTTTGATTAATACTTTTTTCATTTTATTTTTTGTTGATGATAATTCCTTAATACGAGCTGCAGTTACCTTTTGATTCGATGCTCTAGGGTAAGGATCACCTTTAATGTAAATATGATTATTATCTTTTAAATCTTTAAAATCATGGACAACTACATATTTCTTATGAGATTTCTCTTCTTGTTCTTGCTCCGAATTTTCAATTGATGCAGTATCTTCTTTAACCTCTGCTTGGTTAGTTTCTTCTAACAGCCGAAGAAGCTCTTCCTTTTTCATTTTTTCATCAAAGGTTACACCTGAATCAGTTAACATTTTTTTAATTTCATCTACTTTTAATGTATTAGACATGGATTACGCTCCTTCCGGTTCCGTTGTTCCTGTTGGGTATGGTAGACCGAATATTTTTAAAAATAATTTATCACGTTCGGTTGTTTGACCAGCTGGATCATACGCAAAAATAACAGACTTATCTTTAGTAAATCCATCCACTTTACGGTCCATAAATTGTGCAGCTATTTCTTCTGAACTGAATTCTACACCTTCTCCTTTTGTATTACCCGTTATATTTGGACGGGTAAATAACCCTTTTGGTAGTCCTACATATTCACGAGAACCATCTTCATAAGTTTTAGCGAATATAACTGCTACATATGGCGGATTATCCTCACTGCCCATTGCAGTTAGTCCATCGACTACTTCTAAACCAAGAAGCTTTTGTTTATCCTGTATTGGAATTTTATGAAATCCAGATGTCACTGCAATATCTCCACTTGATACTGCCATTTCAGCAGTTTTATTATCACCTCGAGCGCGAACAATTTCTTGAGGCATTTCTACATTGATTGTCTGTAAAAACTTTACTCGCTCGATATATGCTGCAACAGTTCCATCTCCAACTTCACCGTAGAAAAACTCATCTACTCCTGTGGAAGCTCTATATACTTTTTCTTCTGCCAAATTAATCACTCCTATTAATTAATAAAAAAAGACAGCTTATACGCCGTCTAAATCATCTCGATATATTGTTCCTTCATAACGCCTGGCATCTCGAAAAACACCTTCATCATATTCCTGTTGTCCTCGTTTTTGAACAAATCCAAAGCTATCCCACAAGACATCACGAACCTTGTCTGCAATTTGATTTGTGATCTTCCTATTAGGCGACCATACTTCAATTTGTAAATAACAATTGTAAGTAAGCCATTTATTATCTGCAAAATTAGAAGGGTTAGGAGAATCTACCAACTCCATTATGATGTGCGGACCAGTAACATCTCCTGTTTCAGGATATTCATAGAATTTGATTCTATTAAATACTTTTTCGTTAATGTATTCATCAGCAATCAATCCCTGATAAACCAAATCTAGTACATCCACCTATATCCCCTCCTCTATCGCTTTTTTAATGGCATTACGATATGCTGCTTCAGCATTTTTTAAAGCTCTTGCTATAGCTCCTTTACCTTGTGGATTAGGATTTTTAATTGTTCCCCATTCGTTAAGGTGAATAATCCTATAACGGTTATTAGGACCACGCCAATGAACTTTAACTGTACGAACACTACCTAACCACATTGGTTCTGATATTGTTATTTCATCTATTGAAGCCCCTGTATCTTTAAAGGATTCAAATTGACTCTTTAATTCTTTTACAAATACTCTTGCTCCAGCTAATAATGCCTTGTCACTTATCCGCTGCATATTTTGTTGGCCATATCGCTTTTCAAGTTGTCTCATGAGTTTTTCTAAACCACTTATTTTTACACTCATTGTTTTAGCTCCGCGACTATTCTGATATACCTTTTATTTTGTATGTCAGGTCTAACATGCTTAATATTAAATTCTTTACCTCTGTAATAATCAGAATCAATAGATAGATAGTGCTTGTTGTTAGGTCGATATTCTTTTCTAGGATCGCGAATTGTGATGGTAACATCTGATAAAGTACCGTTAGATTTAGCTAACTCAATATCTTTCAGCCAAACTTCATCCACTTTTGCCCAAGCTTTATATAGTTCTTTATCATTATGTTCACCAGGTTCTGGCCCATCGTTTGGAGCAAACTCATAAAAGGTTACTCGAGTATTTAAAATTCCTTTACTCATTAGTAATCTCCGCCCTTAACTGCAATAAAATTCGTTGATAAGCCCTTTCAAGCTTTGCTATCTTTCTCTCTTCATACTCATAATCGAATCCCAAGTAGAGAATAATAGCTCTTTTATATAAATCTATTGTTTCTTCTGTAATTTTTTCTTCTGGTACTCCCGCAATTTTCAAATCAATTTTTGCTGATTTTAATAGAAGAGCAAGGACTTTATCGTCCTCGCTCCCATCAATTCTTAACGCGGTTTTTAATTCAGGAAAATCCTCTAAAGTAAGCATATTTACGCACCTTCAATTGGTGTTTCTTCAGTAGTAACAGATAATTCATCACTTAAAGACGATTCCAAGCCATTATTTGTTTTAGCTTTGACTTGATATTTATAAGTTGTAGATGAAGTTAGTCCACTATCTGCAAAGCTTGTACCAACTCTTGTGCCAACACTTACTCCATCTCTATAAATCTCATACTCTTTGATTCCCCCAATTTCGTAGGTAACAGCATCCCAAGTAATTGTTGCAGAAGTATCTGTTACATTACTCGCTGCTAACCCTTGGGGAGCATTAGGGTGTAGTTGCTACTTCTGCAATACGGAATGCAGATTTTAATTTGATTTGGTGATCAATCCAAGCAGTTAATACAAATAATTCAACACCTGTTTTTACATCTTTATCACGATCACGAAGCATTGCTAAATCATAGTTGAAATGTGAGTATTGAAAATCACCGACAACTGGATTAATCGCAGCATCAACAAATTCTACTGGATACCCCAGTACTTGTTCAGGTTGTGCATTGTATAAAGTAGCACTTCCGTTTGCTAAAAACTCAATGATATTTGCATAGTCAGTGTACCTCATAGCTATTCTAGCATTATCTCGGAAATCTTCATGTAGATCGGCAATTGCATTTTTAATTGCTTTATACATATTTTCCCCTTGAACTTTCTTAATGGCACTTTGAGTAGAGTAGAAAGACATATGCTCCTCTCCAGTTTTTGGAGATGTCGCAAAAGCTACCTTCTTTTCTTTGGCTGCTAAACCAGATTCAAGAGCTCTGTCCACAGTTGCAACTAAATTTGTATTTGTTCCGTTTAATACAGTTTCAGAGATTGGTACAAACACTTTAAATTTGTGACGACCAAAGGTAACCGTATCACCAGTTGCTTTGATTTCTTTCGCAGTTTCAGTATCACCAATAAATGAATCATCGTCTAATTGGAAACTGATTTTTGGAATTTCTAAGTTAGTTTCTTGAGTAAAAGTTGAGATGTTTCGTAATGGATTTTTTACAAATGGTTCATGTAAAAGTGTATCTGTTACAGTTTTAGGTAATAATTTCTCACCGCCTGTCGCTGGATTTGCGTTATCACCTAAAACTTGAAGAACTTCATTTGATAAAGGTTTTCCAATCATTGTAGAACGAACTAGTTCAGCTTTTGCCTCTATAACACGTTGCTTTGGATCCTCGATAGTTTTAATGCTCTGATTTGCCTCAAATTTCGCCTTTTGTTCTGCCTCCATTTGGTCATGCTGCTCTTTGATTACATTAAAACGCATTTGCAAATCAGATTTAGAGGTTTGAAGCGCCTTAATTTCATCCATTGTTGCTGTAGTATCAATCGCTTTTTGAGCAAGTTCATTTTCAACCTTTTGTAATTGCTGACCAATGGTAGCCATATTTTGTTTCAACTCAAATAATGTGCTGCCTGAAGCGAAAAATTGTAAGTCTAATTTTAAAGTTTTTAATGGATATTTCATTGAATAATTCCTCCTAAAATTGTATTAATATAAGCTGAACTAGCTTTTGCTTCCTCTGCAATGCGTTTTCTTTGAGCCATTTCTTCTGCTGAAACTGCATTTGTTTGCCCAATTTTCAATTGCTTTGGTATATTTTTATAGTTTTTAAATAAATCTTCACTAATTGAAGCTACTGCTTGATTCTCCGCTAATACAACATCGCAAAGTCCATAAGAAAAAGCCTCGTCTGCCGAAAGCCAAGTTTCTGCATCAAGAAGCTCTTGAAGTGTTTCCTCTGTTAATTTGTCACCAGCTCTATCAAGGTAAGTTTGGCAACTCGTTTTACTGATTTTTTCAATATCGTCTGCTGCCTTTCTCAATTGTTGAGCATTTCCCCATGCCCCAGTCATAGCATGATGGATCATCATCATTGAATTTTTGTGCATATATACTGTATCACCACACATTGCAATGACAGATGCTATCGAGGCAGCAAGAGCATCAATATATACTTCTACTTTCGCTTTGTGCATTTTAAGCATATTGTAGATGTTAATACCTTCAAATACGCTACCGCCTGGAGAATTAATGTGTAGATTTATGGTTTCAACGTCTCCTAAGTCATCAAGCTCTTTTTTAAAAACTTGTGCTGAAACTTCACCATATTCTTCCCAGGCATACTTTGTAACCTCTCCATAAACAAAAATATCCGCGGACTTATTGTCTGCAGACATCTTCATTTCCCAAAATTTATTCTGTTTCTTCTGTTTTCCCACTCTTTTCACCTCCTTTACGTTGTGTAGGATCCATTTCTAACGGGTACATATCACCGGAAATCCACAACTCATTTGCTTTACCCTTTTCTGGAGGCAAGTCTTCTAGCTGTCTCACTTCATTCGGTTTCATACCTGCACTTCTTAACATCATCTGATAGAATTGTGTTCTCGCTGCAGTATCGCCTCTAAGTAAACCTCCAAGGCTAAACTTAAAATAAAAACCAGCCTTTCTATCAGCTGGTGTAAGTAATTTTCTATTCAATTCTTGTTCATATTGCCTAACAATTGGTGTTAAAGTCATCTGAACAAACTGGATCATCATCTGCTCATTTGAAGAAAATCCTTGACCTTCTCCATCATTCAAAAAAGAGACGGGTACATTAAACACATTCGCAACTCGTGAACGAGTAATTTTCTCTGATGCTAATGTATCTGATGCAAAGTATTTCCTTTCAATATTGTCCATATCTACACCAGGTTCTTTGAACAAAATACCACCATTTTCTTGATAAAAACGCCTGAAATCATCGATTATCTGCTGTCTTTTTTCAGAATCTATGTTAGCAGAATAGCTTAATATAAAACTATCTTTTTTCTTCATTTCAGCTAAACTAAATTCTTGAACTGCCTTATCATAATCTAATGTATTTTTAAGAACATTCAAAGGGCTAATACCTGCCCATCTACTAGCCCCTGTAATATGCTTAACATGAAACATATTCATGTTATGAATATAATAAGTACCGTCATTTCCAAGCACCTGATACCATAGTTCTCCATCATCTGTATTAATAAAAGGTGTAACATAGCTTGAATCTATAGGTAAAAGCTGTGATGGCTGCATTCTAATATCCCTTCTTATAACAGCATAGCCGTTTCCTGTTTCATTTCTTGATACCTCAATTTTATTAAAACATTCAAAGCTGGTCATATTAGGATTTGGATCATTAATGACTACATCAGCTACTTGGTTCATCTTCACATCAAAATTTTGATAAAGTTTAATGGGTAAAGATGATAATGTGTTTGCTAAACGGCTAATAACACTAAAAATATTCTCATTTGTTGCTAATTTTCCGTTATCAACACCCCAAAATGTGCGTCCTGCCCAACTAGAAAAGTCAAAACCTTGTCCTTTCCATCCGGTAGCTGCCATTTTGATTGCATTCTTAATTCGAGAGAACCATTTCAAAGTCACACCACCTTTCTTTATTTAAATAAATCACTTACCGAAACAAATGTGATATTACCTTCACCTTGTGGAGCAACTAATCTCTTCATAACCTCTGTATGTGCATTTAAAAAAGCCGCAAAACCGTCAATTTTACGGTAGCGACCTTGTTTTGTTGGCAACCAGTTACCATTTCTATCTTCAACTAATTTGACGTTATTGAGGTACCATCTAAATAACTTATTAATTTTGGTTTTTAGTTCACCATCAACCTCAACTTCCTCACTAAATATTACTTTCCCATCTAAAAACAGCTCTTTTGCATCTTTTAGTGCAGGACTTAAAGTAATATACCCTTGTCTAACTGCTAAAGTATTAAACCCGTATGTTTTTAAATCTTCAACAAGTCTATAAGCATTTGCTGGGTCATAGGTGATTAACTCAATATTGAATATTTTTGATTTTTCAACAAACCAATCATAAATTAGCTGATAATCAACGTAATCTCCTTTGCAAATAGTGAGTAATCCTTCTTTTTCCCATTCTCGATAAGGTATCTTCTCGTTGTCACTTAACACTTTTTTCTCTGGTATCCATGAATGAGATAGTGTGAATACTTCACCGGTACTCAAAGGGAATTCTAGACATGCACTTGTGAAATCCTCTGTTTGAGATAAGTCGAAGCCTCCTATACATGGTTTCCCATGTAAATCTGACAGTTTTAAGGCCCTTTTATTACGTTTTATCACTTCAAAATCTAAGAATGATTGTTCATCAGATTGTACAAATATATTAAAACGTTTAGTGATAAAGTCATTTCTTTCCGCAGGAGTACGTTTTGCTTTCTCCCAATCCTCAACCATATCAGAGAGCTTAATAGACACCCCAAGATTAGGATTTGCTTTAATCCACATCTCAGGTTTATCAAACTCACTAGGATCATCAAGTTCAGCTAAGTAATAGAAGGTTCTTTCATCGTTAATAACACCTTTAAGTACATCAATACCTTGCTCATAATAGTTAACAAGTGGTCCATCTAATTGGTATCCAGCTGTTGTGATGTAAATAAGTAACGGTTGTTCCCTAGAGCCACGAGAGTTTTTAATAACATTGATTAATTTATAATCTTTAAACTCGTGAATCTCATCAAAAACACCTATATGAGTGTTCAAACCATCTAGTTTTTCAGAATCTGAAGCTTGTGGCTCAATCTTTGAAAATGTTTGGTCAAAATGAATAGCATCTCTTAAAGGTCGAAATCTCTTGCTTAACTTAGGAGAAGCTTTTACCATTGCTTTTGCTTCATCAAATAGAAGTCTAGCTTGCTTCATTGAGTTAGCCAATAATGGAATATCTGCTCCATTTTCACCATCTTTACTTACACCATAAAGAGAAACACCTGAGATTTTAGTTGTTTTTCCGTTTTTACGCGCAACAAAAATAAGCCCTTCCTTGAAGCGCCTTAGCTTTGTTTCTTTATGAACCCATCCGAAAAGACTTCCTAAAGTAAAGTGCTGCCAAGCTTGAGCGATGAGTTTTTTGAAATTCCCTTTCGATGGTTTACAATATTTTTCTATAAATCTAATAGGTCTATGACCTAATTCCTCATCAAATTCCCAAGGAAATTCTTCTCTTAGAACCTTTAATTTTGACTTTTTCAAATCATTAATATGTCTTTTAGTTGCTAAAATAACATTTTCACTTGCGACAATATTACCTGCAATAACTTGTTCAGCATACCAGGATGTTAAAAGTGTAGGTGATGGTTTTGTTAATACAATATTTCCATCCTTAGAAGTTGTCGAAATCATCATCATCAACTACTTCTACTTTTTCCTTTGGCAGCAAGTTAAAAATCTTTTCACACGCTGTAGTATACCGATTTATCATAGTATTATATGATTTTTGAGCAGGATTTTCGACTTGCATCCTTTGAGCTCCATTAACAAACAAATATGTGGGGCCTTTAGTTTTGATGTTTTCTTCCAATATTTCAAGAGTAACTTTCATAAAAGCAGCACGTTCAATCAATCTTTTAGCTGCTTGTATTTTTTCCTCTGGCAATTCTTGAATTAATTCTAAAAGTCGATTTATTTCCTGTTCAATTAATTCATTTTGCTTTTTTTTACTCATTTTTGCCATTTTTATACCCCCCCTCATGTGAAAATGAATCCGCGTTGCAAACGAAGGAGCCCTCCTCGGTCCCTGAGCAATGATAAAAACATTTGAAAGACAGGGGGGCTATACGATTTCCTTGTTTGCTTTCGATTTCACTACTTTTAATTTGCTTTTTTCCTTATTTTTCGTTCTCCTCATCCCTCTGTCTGGATGCTCCTTATTGTGACAGCTATTACAAAGGCTCTCTAAGTTATCCATATCTAAAGCTTTATCCCAATCATCAAGCAGTTCAACAATGTGATGAACCATATCGGCTGGTGTTACACGATTGTTCTTTAAACACTTTTGGCATAAGAAGTTATCTCTTTCTAATACTATTTGTCTGCACTTCTTCCATGCTGCACTCTTATAGAATGCACGTGCTTCTTTATTACGCTTGTACTTGTCGTACCTTTTATGAGTGTTCATATAAGATTCCTTTGCATTGGTTTTAGTCAAGTTTATCATCAACAGTTCTAAATATGATAAAAAAGCCATCTCTAAATAAGAGATGACTTGCCTATGGATTTATTCATTTAATTTTTTCGAATCTCTCTCTAATACTCTAGACGAAAGATGTATTTGAGGAGATTAGCAATACAGCAAATACAAAAGATAGTGCCTTACATAAAACATTTAATACTTGTAGTTTGGTATCATCATCTACATACTTTTTACCTATCAGATGGTACATAGTCCAATAAATAGTAACTGACAGTACAACTACGGCAAACCCAAAACACAGAATTGTTTTTAGCAAATCGAAAATCACCATATAATATATCACCTCTGTTTTATATATTTTTATAATTATAAACTCCATAAATATGAAGTTATTTGAAAGCTTGCTAATATAACAACAATCAATCCTACAATAATTCCAATTCTAATAATTTCTTTAACTAGACCTTTATTGATACTACTAAAAAATATTAGAGAAATAAGTGCAAAAACAATAATAACAATAACAGTAATAATAAACGGTCCACCAAATTCCCATAAAGAATTAAAATCAAAAAGTTCTATTTCCGGCAACAAATTCAACTCCTATAGAATGATATAGGAAAATTTTACTATCCAACCCACTGTAATTGCAAGTATATTTTCCTATATTCATTATGTTATACAGAGATAAATTACTACAATCTATATGTGGCACTAACAATAATTCGAAAAAAACACCCTCTAAAGGATGCTTAACTTAATAATTTAGTCTTTCTTCTATACTCAAAGTAGGAAAATAATCTCCAAATTCGTTTGTTTCCTTTTCATTTCGGTTCATACTAATTGATCCAACACCTGGGAAGGTAATAGTAAGTACTTCCCACCCTTCATAGTACAATAACTCATCTGATAACTGACTGTATCTGTTTACAGCTAAATCTTCTAGTGGAAAAGTACCGTCCGAAACTAACTCAATAGTTGCTTTGATTTCACCATTTACAAATGAAACATTCACTGGAGCCTCATCTATTCCAACATAAGAATTAACTATTTCATTTACTTCTTCCGTTGTTATTGATGTTACTTCTTCCTCTTGAGTTTCATTTTCCTCTTGAACAACTTCTACTTCTTCAACAGGTTGTACTTCTTCTTCATCAATCGTTTCCTCAGAAGATACTTCTTCTGGTTCGTCAATTGGCACCTCTTCTAATGCTTTCTGTGAAGAATCTGAATCTACTTGTTCTTCTAAAGAAGCTTCTTCTTCCATCACTACTTCATCATTATTACAACCAACTAACAATAGTAATGTAGCAAACAAAAAATATCGTGATTTTATCATGATGTCATCTACCTCCAGCCATAAATTATGACTTATATGATATCTTTGAACAATCTCTATCGTTCGACAAATTGTGACAACATTTTATCTCCTCCTCATCGCTCCATTTTTACCTCGTTTGTAAGTATCACGATTCATTCCCATAATTTCTTTCCAATCAATCTTTTCTTCTTTTTTCAGTTTATCTAACTTCTTCTTCTGTTCTTTATTTAAACAATCAGCAATCCTCATCCCAACCACCCTCTTTAGTTTTAAACATACAAAAACAACTGAAGGTGCATAGGCAGGAAAACTTATCTGGTCATCTCCTTTGACAAGACTCTCTCCCTGTCGGGCTATCAGCTGCTTTTACAAAATTAAAATATGATATAGAAAAAGCGCCCTTCCAATTTGGAAAGACGCATCGTATATATTTCGTTATTACCATATTAACATACCTAAAACAAAACATTCTGTTCATATGTTGCCAAAAGTCTGCCACTTTCTTAATGATACGTGTAGCTAAAATGGGAAAAGCTAAAAAAGGCTCAATCTAAAGTAGTTAAAATACAAAAATTAATATTAACTTTTATATAAAAAACTATAAAAATATATAACTGGGAAAAATCATCTAGCCCATTTATACGGAGCTCCTGAATGAATCAATTAAGAGAAATAAAGGTTTATTTTCATATGAAATCATTTACTTATAGTTTATATAATATGTTCATAAGTATATAATTCTTCACTGACTTTATTCATTTGGTATTTATCTATATTAATATTGTAAGAGTATCCACCCTTAGAATAAATTAATTTATTTTGTTTCCAATTTTCAAAGTCAGTTGGCTCTGTTACTTCCCTACCAGGTGTTACCTTTTTAGGCCTTCCATTTAATTTATTATATTCGACCTCTATATTATTGTCTTCTATTAAATAAACAGGAAATTTAAAATTAATTTGTTCAATGTTTAAATCTAAGATAGAGAATAGGGCTTTACAATGAATAAAACCAGAAAACAACTGATTTTTTAATTTTTTCAACTGATTAGACGGCTTCTTCTTTAATTCACAAATATAACAATCTATGGTGTTTTCTTCTTGATCATATTTAAAGAAAATGCAATCTGGAAAGTTATTTAGAGAAAAAAATTTTATTCGACTCTCCTCAATTTTAGAACTTGGTTCACAAAAAATATGATATAAACTTCCATTAGCATTCTTAATCTTAACCTTCATCCACAAATTAAATTCTGAAATAAATTCTTCAACATTAATTGGATCTTCTTTCAGTTTAATACTTTCTTCATTTATTAGTTCTAGTGAAGTAATCATATTCCCGCACCTTAACCTTATTTATCTAAATTTTCATTTTGAATAGTAATCGTTTCATTATAAAGATCTTCAAGTTCATTACTAAATAGATCAATTTCATATCCATATTCTGTTTTAGTTTTACTCTCCAAAAAAGTTTCGCTGCCTGATTTCTTAAGTTCATAAACTTTAGTAGTAAAATCATTACTAGTTAAAAGGAAGTTATTTAATCTACTAAAGAAAACATCGCTATGTGTTGTGAGGTATATCTTCTTTCGTCTTCTTTGAATTAAAACCTTTATAAAATCAAGTAACTCATTCATACTTTTTAAAGACATATGAGCTTCAGGTTCTTCAATAATTATCTCTTGATAATTATGAAAAGGATTACCAATTAAAATATATGGTAATAGCCTATTTTGCTTGGTTGAAAACAATTCCCTTTTAATTACATTTCCATCCGTTGTAGTTAGACCATCAACATCTCCATTATCCTTAAAATTAAGAGTTCCACCGAATAATTTCCTTAATTCTTCAGAAATAAGACTATGTGAAAAGCGTTTTGAAGAATCTTGAAACTCTAAATATTCTTTATTAAACAAATATTCACTATACCTTAATTTAGATTTGTTATAATTTTGGTCAAGTGTTTTTCTTAAGGCATTATCCATATAAAGATTACGTTCTGACGGTAAAAACAGTAACCTACCATTAGTGGAGTTTAAACCATATACATATTTAAGAAAGTTTCTTTTTAAATTCCTAGTTAAGATTTTTTTGAAAGTTTCTTGATTAACAATTTTAGGTAGATAAGTTTCAACTGATTCCAATGTTTTATTATTTTCATTTAAATCTTCTTCTGACTGTATTAAAAATACATTGGTAGCTAAATTTTTCTCATCTTCTCCACCAAGTAAAATTCCTACATCATCAGCTAATATAAACCTAAACTCATACTCATACAACTCTTTAACTTCAGGTATATCTAATAATTCAACTTTAACATTTGATTCCTCAGTAAATAATACTCTTTCTTTAATTAAATCATTAATTTCATAAGTCATTAATTCAAATTTATTAGAAAAAAAATCTTCTACATTAATTGAGTTTTCCACTTCAATTTTTACTAGAAATTTCTTTATAGGAGATTTATCTTTGTTATCGTCTTCTATATTTTCTAATTTTGTATTCCTGTAATACTTAATTAAGTCATCCCAATTAGTTTCAATGTCAATATTTAAAAAATTATTGTCTAGGTATGTATCAATAAGTTTATCTAAATTATCTCTATAGTGCTCTTTAAAAAGAGTTAATGATTCTAATAATAATGTTTTCCCTGTTCCGTTATCTCCTACTATTACTACTAAATCACTATCTTCAATTACAGCTTCCTTTATTTGTGCTAAATTAGAAATTTTTAAGTTCATTCTAACCCTGCTTTCTATGGAACGTTCAAATATAATAATTATTACCTTTTATATGGATAAGTATACCATACCATTAATCCTTTAATTTAATTATTTTATTCCTATTTATTGCTCTGAAATTAATTTTTACAGTTTAACAAAAATTTATATAATATGAAATTTTAAAACCTTTAACTATGTTTGACAACTTTTGAACATTAATATTTCAGGAAAACTCAGGAGATGGAGGCTGCTCCATAAATTAATATTCAGAAAATCCTCAGTCGTATAATAAAAATTTAAATAATAGTATACCTAAAATCACTACTAACTTACAATATTTCTCTCTCATTATATTATAATTTCATGGTACATTTGGAATAAAGTAAATTACTATAAACAATAATTTTGTTTAAATTGAGAGTGATTACGCCATCAATTTAGAAGACCCTTTATAATTATCTTCTAACAACTCTTTTTATGTTCTTACCAAACATCTTTGTTGCTAATGAATGCATTTCATCGGTCGGTTTTAATCTTATAATATCGGAGACATCCTTTCCAACTACTTTTCGATTCCCCACTCTATATCCTTTTTTATTCAACTCATTTGCTACAATCGTCACATTTTCCTTTAGTACATATAATTTAATTGCTTCCTTTTCGAATGTATCAGCTCCATAATTTTCAACCATCTTTATAAAATTCTCTAACTCCTTTATTTTATTCCTTGCTTGTTCAATGTTCACTTTACATTCCTCCTATATTTCTTTAAGTACACTATAAAACATAGACTGTTGCACTCCCCCAAATCGCCAATCCCTTGAAATTACTGCATTAAAACATATTAATAAAATGAGTGCACGCAAGTGCAATTTATGTTGTAGTTATAAGAAAAAAATTAAAAGATTTGCTTGTCCATCGCTTCGTCTAATGCATCTTGGTTGATTCCAATATATCGCAATGTAATATGTTGGTCTGAATGATTAAACAATTCTTGAAGCAAGGCAATATTCTTTGTTTTTTTATAAAAGTGATAACCGAAGGTTTTTCTAAGTGTATGAGTGCCGATTTCAGATAATCTAATATGTTCAGCTGCATTTCTTAATATTCTATAAGCTGTTGAACGGTCTATTGCTCTGTTTTCCCCTTGTCTACTTTTGATTACATAATCACCATCATTTAATTTTTTTACATAAGGCATAATATCTTTTTTGATATATCCAGGTATCTTAATTCTCTTTGCCTTTGTTGTTTTAGTTTCCTTTATATTGATATGAGATTGGAGCAAATCCTCTTTCTTTAATTTCAATATATCTGATATCCTTAAACCTGTTGAAATTCCGAGAACAAACATAACAAAATTACGTTCGTTCTCTTGTCTTAAAAACTCCTTCATCTTTTCAATTTTCTCAGGGTCTCTAATGGGTTGTACATAATTCATTTAACAAGCCTCCTCTTGTTCTTCATAAACCTCAATCCTTAATGCTACAGCAAGTCTTAAAAGCGCCTTACCCTTAACGCGATAGTACTTTCTTTCACTCATGTGTAAATCTAAATAAACATTGTAATCAAAGGTATCTTCATCCTCCATGTATCTTTTGATTATGATCGCTCTTTCGTGATAAGATAAACGATTTACAGCTCGCTGAACCTTAGTAATAAATTGCTTACTTGTTCTTTCATAATCTGCATTCTTTATTGCGATACTTTCTGTTTGTGAATGATTTTGATTTGTCTGAGATGGAGGTAAAAATGAGAATGTTTGCGTAAGTTTAGGTAACTCTTCTTCTGGTACCGAGAATTTGAAGATACGGTATTTTTCTAATGCAGCTTCTACTGCTTTTTTCGTTTCTTCTCGATTGATCTCAGGTAATAACTGTTCCATGTTAACTCCTCCTTATTTCTCATACTTTTTTTGTATAAAAATAAAGAGGACACTAATCAAACAGCCATTTAATGCTGCAATGATTAGTGTCCTCACGCTTTCGGTCTTGGACTTCTTTTAAAATATTAATTTTGTGACAAGGATTATATTTATAGTTAAATTATAAATGTTATTACTCCTTTGTGATAGGAAGATAATATGCTAATCATATTTCTGATGATTTGTCTTGATGAAGAAGATTATAAGAGCCATGGTTACGGTCTCTTACCTTACTTCCCGAATTAATGAACTTAATTCGTTTTGGTTTAATTTGTTTATTGACTTACAATTTGAACAGTAAAATTGGTCTACACCACATAAAATAAAATAATACTGAATCACATAGTTTGATATACTTTGAGGCACTCCACAATATTGACAGAAAAATAGACAATTTTTATCCATCATTCTTCCCATCCCCTTATTAACTTATAGTTTGAATTAACTCCATTTCCCAGTAAATTCACAACAATTTTAATGATAAAATTAACATGAGGTGTTTTTTATGTTTATATCACCAATGTTACTTCAAAAATCTAATCATCCGTTTGATGATGATTCTTATATCACAGAGTTAAAATTAGATGGTATTCGTATTCTTTGGACTAAATTTAATGATAAAGTTAAAATCTATACAAGACATAACAATGAAGTCACTGCTCTTTATCCAGAGTTAACTGATATAGACTTACCAAATGGAACTGTTCTTGATGGTGAAATTGTTGTCCCAGATGAAAATGGTAAGCCTGATTTTGAAGCTACCATGGAACGATTTAGATCAAAAAATGTTCCTTACACTATTCAATACTGTGTTTTTGATATTATCCAGCATAATGGAGTAAAAGTTCATAGCTTATCCTTACTTGATAGAAAGGATTTACTAAACAAAATAATTCCTTCTAACCATCCTAGTATCACAGTTGTACAATGGATATCAGGTAAAGGTAATGCTTATTTTGATTTAGTTAAACAGAATGGCCTTGAAGGTATTGTTTTAAAAAAGTCTGATTCAGTTTATGACATAGGTAAACGTTCATACAATTGGTTAAAAGTAATCAACTATATGTATGAAGATGTTTACATTACTGGATTACTTAAAGATAAATTTGGTGTATTGCTATCATTCTTAGATGGTAAACCTGCGGGATTAATGGAATTTATATCACCAGTCGAACGTAAAAAGTTATATTCCATGTATAAAGTGAACTCTGAAAATGACAAGTTCTTTTTCATTGAACCTATTAAATGTCGTGTGAAATATAGAAATCTAACTAAGCTTGGAAAATTACGAATACCTTCTTTTGTGGAGTGGAAATAACTCCACATTATTTTTTAAAAACCACTCATATTAACTTCTCCTTTCTACAGTTTTCATTTGAATTCTGTACTAAATAACTTCAAATATATTCATTTGTCTATTCCTTTCAGTAATAGCTGGATTTAACCAAAGTACTTCTTGTTTTACAGTTGCAGCCTCAGTTTTTGCCATTTTTGCTACCTTAGACCATCCAACCAATAGTTCATTGTATAAATTACTATCATACCCACTAAGTATCACATATCCTTTATGTGAATTTAGAGTTTCTAGCAAACTTATATGTTGCTCATTATCCATTTCATGAGCATAATGACGTTTAGTACGTGTTTCTAATACATAAGGTGGATCAGCATAAATCAAACAATCCTCCCGGTTGTATCTCTCAATTAAAATAATTGCATCCTGATTTTCAATTTGCACCTTCTTTAATCGTTTTGTAGCTTCAAGAATTGTACCAGGTAGCCCATTCCAATCAGGTAAAGCATTAACAGTTGATATGTCAATATTATGCCTCCATCCTGTTTTATCCGATGTTTTTCCTCCTCTGGCCATCCAACAACGAATTAGGAAGACTCTTGCTCTTTCAACATCTGATATTTCTTGTCCAAGCTTTTCAAATGTTTGGTTATATTCCTCTCGACTGTAAGGTGTTAATTCAACTGCACTTGCTAATTCGTTTGGTTTTTCCCGTATTACTTTAAACAAATTAACGATATTACCATCAATATCATTTACAGTTTCTATTCGCGAAGGGGATTTATTAAACAATATTGCACCACTTCCAAAGAAAGGTTCGAGATACACGTTGTGCTCTGGCATTTGAGAAATTATCCAACTTGCCATGTTCCACTTTGAACCTACATAATTCAGTATCCGTTTCATTTTTACCATCTCACTTATTTCCTTTTTTCTTTAAGATCTCAATAACCGTTATCCTGCCTTTGATGATTCACTTTATTCTTATCTGTATATGCTTGTTCAATCTCATTCCATTCAAAGCCAATAGCTTTACCTAAAGTAAGATAACTAGCCAAAGTGCATTCATAATCATTAAGTCCAATAGCACTAACTCGATTCAAAAAATATAATGCATTTACTTTTCTAAACACTTCATTAAATTGATTCTCTAACGTCTTTTCATATGCCATTTCCCATATCTCACATTTTCTAAAATCTAAGTCGTTACCTATTGATAAAAGAAAATGCAAACCGTCGACATATTCTTTTAAGGCATTATCAGGTTTATTTTTCTTATTTGCCCAAAATTTAAATATCTCGGGTAATTCATTTGCTAGTTCTCCAATTTCAATTTGTAAAGCTAAAATCTTTTTTGAAAATCTATTTTCACCAACTTTAACTGGGTGTTCTTGTTCAATCCGTTCATCAAGAATCTTCTGCATTTCGAACAGCTTCTCTATATTCATGTGGCACCTCCTGAAAATATTCTTTTCCAAAATGCTTAACGATTTTATCTAATAGCTTAGGTCCTATACCAGGAACCTTGTTGAGACCATCAAATTTAGTAGCAAGGATGTATGTTGCACTTTGACGACCTTGAACTATACCTTGCTCAAATCCAACCTTAAAGCCATCGTTATAACCTTCTTGCCGAGCTTTTATGATTACTGGATTCTTCTTACCCAACAGCAATTCACTCTCCTTAGAAAAGTTTTCGCGTCGCTTTACCAATCATTCTCTTTTGAATTCGCTTATGCACAGTTCCCTGTTTAACTGCATTTACATCTCCTACAAATCTAGCTGTTTTATATAAAAATGAACGTAATTTTGAAAGACTCATACCTTTTCCTCCTATGGTTTCATCGATTATTTAAAAGAGCTCTCCCTCGTCAAAACTGACTTTGAAGGCTTTTCCTTTAGCTGTTTCAATAATGGTTTTTCCGTGGTGTACAGCTTCAAATGCTCTAGCTTTACCTTGGAAGCCATCTAAAATCATAACGATTACCTTATCTTCTTCTATCTTTGGTAATTCAGTTAATTGAAGTGTTTCTTCGCATACTTCTAAGTTTTTAAGTCTGTTCACCAGGACCACTCCTTGATATAATTAATTTGAGCGTATTAATTATGATCAGGTTGATTCCTGGTTTTTTTTATGAAATTTTATGTTTGATTAAAACTGCAGCTGGAATTCCAACATTCGGCCAATCGGCTCCCCAACGTCTTTTGTATTCATTGAGTGCCAGTTGGTCATTCTTCTTGCAAAGTTCATGAAGTTGAATTAATGGCATTTTAGAATAATTCATTGTTACCATCCTTTCTATTTTGCGGCCATCTCCAATCTGCTTGTCTAGGCTGTTTTCCGAACGGCTTTTTCTTATGCTTATTTCGATATTTCTCTAGCTCTTCAGGAGATAGATAAGAAACTTTAACTGGACCGTGAAGTGAATTTTTCATGGTTTTCCTCCTTTTCATAAACATAAGTTAGTGCAATAATTTGTGACTTTAATTTATAATCCATTGTGCTATCGTTAATCAGTTCAGCCCTAACCTTAAGAGGTTCCCTTTTAATTCGTTCAAGAAGCACGCTTTGTAATAATTTCACTCATTTCACCATCCTTTCCAAACAAACCATGCTTTCTTGGGAAAATCTTATCTTTTCGAGTTTGGTCGATGATAAGAATCGCTACATCAATAACATGTCTATCAAAATGTTTAGCAATTTCTAAGATTGATAAATTGCTTGTCCACAATCGTATAAACTCCGACACTTCTTTTTCATCCCAACAGAAATCAAAATCAACAAGTGATTCATAATATCGGTTCCTAGAAGATTTGAATTTCTTTTGTATTGATTGTTCTTTTGAAGAGTTCAATCCGTTACTCCTTGGTAACAAGTAACCATAATGAGCCAAGTCTATTATCAATAGAGCAATTTCATCGACTGGTCTGTAGAAATAGTCAGCAAGTTCAATGATGGAATCACCTTCATGCCATTTCTTTTGAAACTTCCCAACTTCACGCTTTGACCAAGATAAATTTAATTCTAAGAGAGCGATATAAATTTTTTGCCTTGGATCCCTTAATTCTTGTATTCTCATGTTTTACACCGCGGGAATTACTCTTAATCTTCCAGTTTCACGATGAGCAATATGTAATTCATGCTCATGTTGTAGATTCTTAACAATTAGCCAATTGTTAGGATTTAACCCAACTTGTTTAATTAACATTTTTTGATTTCTTGTAGGACGTTTACCTTGTTTCATATTGCTTCCTCCTTCTGTAATTGTTTTACCTTTTCAAAAATTGGTGTAAGGTCAGAAACAGGATAAGACTTGTTATTAATTTTCAAGTCATTTACCATCGATTGTTCAAGTTGAATCCTATCAATAAACTCAATAAAGTCTTTTTCACTTGTAATGTTCTTTGTATATCCAAGTGATTTAGAGGACTTATAGAACATCGTGTACTCCAAAGTTATCCAGAGAGGATAATTCATGCTGATTTAATCCCTAAACGAATTTCATGCTGCCTTAGCCTTTCTCTGAGGTATGCAGAACGAGCTTCCTGTTCCTCTTGGGTGTATGGTCCACACTTAGGACATGTTTGGAATAAAATTGTTCCTTGGGTATCATCATGAACAACCCTTTTTCCTTTGCATAAATTGCACATATTAAACACCTACCAATCTGTGATTCAAGACTTTGCGATCTCCCTTAATGACTACGATGTAATCCCGGCACATTTGAAAAATTCTCGTTCCAAGAGCTTCGTCAATATCCACTATTTCATCTACAGTTAGTTCGGATGAGATAAGAATTGGTTTATAGTTCAAATAACGATAATTGATAATTGAATACATTTGCTCTACTTGCCATTCAGTTGCCCTTGGTTTACCTCTAACAGGTTTGAATAAGTCATCAATAAACAGAACATCAATGTTTTTCATGCGGTCAAGTTTGATTTCTAATTCATTGAAATCGTCCTTTAAATCGTTAAATCCTTCTACGTAAGGGAAATAAAGAACAGGTACATGCAATCTTGTCATTAGGTTATTTGAGATAGCAGTTAGCAAATGTGTTTTACCTGCACCTGGTTGACCTAGCAAAGCAATGCTGTTATGCCTTTCGTGTTTTATAGATTCGTATTCTTGAAAATACTCAAGTGCAGCATTGTATACCTCTTTGATGATGCCTGGCTTACCATCTGTGATGAAGTTTTTAAACCCAAGTTTTTTGAATTCATCTGTGATTTCACTAGCTTTCATCAAATTTTGAGCCCTTCTCCATTTGATGCAGCTGCATCGAACCCATACTTCATTTCCATTCCTAACTTCAATAAACCCCATCTGGTCTTTGCATTTCGGGCACTTCGGAGTTTCCTTGTTTTGTGCGTAATCGTCCGACTTGTCCTCCAGTGATTGAGTTTCCATTCGGTTTTTCAATGACTCCATCACTTCTTGGATTGTTTTTGCCACTGTTTCCACCTCTCATTTCAAATTCTTTATCTAAAGCAATGACATCTGAGAGTGATTTAACATTTTGATTAACCCATCCCTTAAGAATCCCTTCAGCGTAATTCCATTTCTTTTGATTTTTAAGTGCACGTTTCATTGCTTCAATAACGATTTCTGGACTAGTGTCTTTTTCCCACATATCGATACATTGACCAATATAAGGACTTAACACTCCAAAATTTTGCTGATAAAAATCGGCCGCATCGACAACAGATGGTTCTTCTTGTTGTTGTTCTTTTTCTTCTTCTTTTTCTTCTTCTTTTTCTTCTTCTTGTCCACTTATCGTCGGCGTATCGTTGGACGTATCGTCAAAATCCTTGTCATTACTGGATTCTTCATTTTCTGAGGTATCGTTAGACGTTACGTAGTACGATTCGTATAATTTTTTAATATCTTTTTTCTCGACTCGTTCACCTACGAACTTAATCAATGAGATATCCTTAACCATTTTCAACTCAGTTTTTACACAATCAATGACTGGTTTACCACCACGATTAAAGTTGTATTTACCCCAATTTTTAATAGCGATCTCCCTTGTTTGATTGTTGTATAAGACGATTTTGTGATGCTTCGTAAATCTTTCTAATAAAGCATTAATGCTTTCTATGGAGTAACCCATATCAAAAGCCATTTGCTTTTTGGTAATTTGATAGATACCGATTTGAGTAGTATTTGAGTTTGTAAGGAGATAAAGGAAAAAGAACTTATCTTCCGGAGTCATTTCCTCAACGACCTTTGGATCATCCCAAAACTCTGTATGAACCATCCTGAATTTAGCCATGCTATTTCTCCTCTCAAGCAATAAATTCTTGTATAAAGAATCTGATTTCTTTATACTTTTTATTAAGTACATTCTTAGCGATTTCATTTGCTTCTGCTCTGCATTCTCTAACTGTGTCTGCAAACACAATTGCCGAGTAGATGGTTTTGAAATTGCTTTTTATTTTGACTGTAAAATCAATTTCGAATAGCATGTTTCCTCCCCTATTCTTTTTGTTTTTCATCCATTGAAAACCAGATAATAACTAAGCTCACCAGACAAAATAAAACGATAATTGAAGCTTGATAAAATGATGGATGCATAATTAAAACCTCCTTTTTTATAAAATTTGATGCATAGCTTGTCCTATATTTGCATATGTATTAGTAACAAGTTCACATCGTCATAACCAGGAGTGGGAAAAACTCTTGATATTAGGGGGAAAACACTCCTAGTTATGACGACAAGAGCTTATTAGTCTTGTCGTTCTAACTTATGCATGTTAGAATTAAGGTAGAATTTTTTAGGTAATATCCCTTGAGCAGTGAGTGTGCCCGCACTTGCTGCTTTTATATTGGATTTTTCATAAAGAAATTCTCCTTCTTTCTTCGCCTTCATTTACTAATTTCAAAGAAAGCACACACGCATCAATAACAGATTTTTCTTTTACATTCTTAAATTCAAAATTCGATTTCATAGCTCCGAGTGTATAAAACAGAAATTCATTTTGCTTACTTTGTGGTAACTTTCTTACCTGCACTATGATTTCTTGCCATTTATCTATATTTTTCATAAGAACACTCCTTTACTTCGCTTTTTTCGTCTATTTCTTATACCTTCGAGACTTCAAACTAACATGCCAAACTTTGAATATATCTTTCATAGAAAAACGATACTCTCTACAAAATGCAGCAACTAAGTTGACCATCGATGCAGCTGCATCCAGTACTTCTTTCATTGCCTTTCTTGCATCTTCTCTTTCTTCTTCAGTAAGAGCGTTTGATGGCTTTTCCCATCTGATGTTTTTCAAATGTTCAAGCGCTTCTGCAGATTCTAATTTTGCTAGATAAAGCATGTTTAACGGTTGATGATTTATGTAATCCCCATCGAAGTAAGGGATGCTAACGTATCCTGATGTTTCTTTCCATCCGTGGAAATATGTTTCTGGGTCATCTAGTGTTTTAAGAATTGGTTCGTACATATCTTTAGGTAATTGACGTTCACCTGTTTCATACTTTGAAATACTTTCTCGTGAGCAAGGGACTTCTATTGCAACATCCTGTTGAGATAGTTTTCGTCTCTTTCTCCCTTCGGCCAAGTGTGTACCAAAGGTCATATGATCATCTCCTTTTTGTACCAAAATGGTTCTAGTATTGTGAATTGCTAAACTAGTAATATTAAAATTAATTAATATAAGTTTTTATATAAATGGTGGCTTTTATATTGCCTCCTTAATGATTTTCACTTCCTGTTCTTTAATCCATGCGTCGATTGTTTCAACACTAAAAAGAATGCGGCGACGAACTCTAAAATGTGGGATTTGCTTTTCTTTTACCATAGTGTAGACAGTATCAGGGTGAACACCTAGATACTCAGCTACACCTTGAACAGTTAGTTTTTTATATCCCATAGGGTAGGAACCTCCTTATGCAGTAATATTTTTACCCGAAATGTGTAATTCATTCTCAAAAAAAAGCTCGTTTACATCAACGTTAAGTATTTCGGAAATTTGTTTTGCTTTTTCAAGACTCGGCTTTGTTCTGCCCATCTCGATATTTGCATAGCCACTGGCATATTTATAACCTAATTTCTTTGCCATAAAGGTTTGTGATTTTCCTTGGATTAGTCGCTCATCCCTTAGTTTTTTTAATACCATTATTAACACCCCACTTACTCATTTCGTGTAACTCTTGACTAAATATTAACTTACTCAATATGTGTAAGTCAACTATTTTTTATTCTTTTTGTGTAACTTTTTATCTTATCTGTGTAAAACGTGTTATTATTTACATATAAAATAAACAAAAGGTGTAATTATAAATGAATGACATAACGCCAAGAATCCTTGAAGAATTAAGGGAAAGTAAAGGTTGGAGTAAAACTGAAGTAGCAAAACGATTAGGAATAAAAACCGTTTCAACTTATGCTAATTGGGAATATGGCTTAAGATCACCTGATAAAGATATGCTAGCAAAAATTGCAGAGCTTTATGAAGTTACTACGGATTATTTAATAACCGGGAAACAAGAAAGTAAGATTTCAGAAGATATTTTAGAAGATGATGAATTTCAACATGCTATGAGAAGTGCTCAAGGATTCTCTGAAGAAAATAAAAAGAAAATATTAGATTATATTGAATTGATTGAAGAACTTGAGAAAGGTCGTAAGCCTGGGGATAAACAACCTCGAGGAAAAAAATTTAGATAATAACCCTGTATGGGTTTTTATTTTTACACATCATACAGAACATATATTCGCATATTAGGGGGCTATTATGGAATATCGCATGACACAATTAGAAGAGAATATCAAAGAAATTTACTCTGGATTAGGCATATCTTCACCATATGAAATTGATCCATATCACATTGCAAATGAATATAATGTTTGGATTTATTTCCATAAAGATGAAAGTGAGGTTTTTAAACGGACTAATGGTCTCTATAGTTTGTATTTAGATGAAAGATTATCACCTCAGGAACAATGGCAAGATTTTGGTCACGAATTTGGTCATGTTGTAAAACATGTCGGAAACCAATCAAGACTACATAAACCGTTTAGAAAGTTACAAGAGAATCAGGCAAATAATTTTATGTTTCATTTTTGTGTCCCAACTTTTATGTTATTAAACTATGAAATATCAAATTATTTAAACATAAAGGATGGTATAAAGTTTATTTCTGAAACATTCAAGGTAACAGAAAAGTTTGCAAAAAAAAGGCTAATTCATTTTCAAAATCAAATTTCACAGTCAGTTTCCGACCATTATTTCAAAACACAAATGAGAATGTTATACCCTAAATCAGACCCAAATAATTGGTCAGATGAAACTAAATCTTTATTAGACAAACTTAATAGACAAGTAGAAAAGAAAAAACAATTTCAAGGAGTATAAATTTAATGCCAAGACAACGTGTATACTATGACTATTTTGAAGGAAAACAAGTCCCTTTTTGGTATGTATTAACATTTAAAAACCAAGAAATACCTTGGGAAAAAGATACCTTTTATTTTGAAGTTATAGCACCTTTTGAATATTTTGGTCGAGATGAGTTCGATGATTCTGTAATAAGTGTATCTATCAATATGGAGGATTTACTTACTAACAACCTTCAAGATTGTAACTTAGGATTAAACCTCAATAGAATTAAAGAAAGGGTTCTTATGTATGGTGTAGAGCTTTATGAGATTAGTCAGTTTATCATTCAACTACCCGATATTGAAGAAGTACTAAAACTACTGCCAAATGAAAGAAAGACTTCTTTTATTTTAAGATAAGGTATTTTTATAGGGGGAGTAAACTTGGCATATTATCAAAAACGTGGAAAAAATTCTTATTTATTGACTGTTAATACTGGTTACGATACAAATGGCAAAAGAATACGTAAAACGAAAACTATAAAAATTGAAGATGAATCACTTTTAAAGACAACAAAAAAATTGCGTGATTATCTAAATGGAGAGCTCCATAAATTCAAAATGGAGGTCGAAGCAGGGGAATATATTGCACCTGAAAAAATGCAACTTAAGGATTTTGTGATAGATTGGGAAAATAAATATGCAGTTAAGGAATTATCCGAAACTACACTAGCAAACTATTTATCCCATCTCAAGAATCATATCTTACCAGCACTTGGACATATGCAAATTGACAAAATAATGCCTGTTCATATAGTTAACTTATTAGATCAAATGAAAAGAATGGATAAACCTGATATTCCTCTTTCTATGAGAACTAAACAAGATACTTATTTAACCGTTAGAAATATATTTGAACGAGCAGTTGAATGGCGTATCATTAAGACAAATCCTGTACGAAATGTTAAAAAACCTAGAGTTTCTAACGAAAGAGATATAGATGTTAATGTATATGACGAAACAGAAGTTGAAGCATTATTTATAGCTGTTCAAAATGAACCGATACATTGGAGGATTTTCTTATCCCTTTCTCTTGCTGCAGGTTTGAGAAGAAGTGAAACCTTAGGTCTAGAATGGTCAAAGGTAAACTTAGATAATGGAACGATTGAAATTACACAAGTTATTGTAAAAGGAAGAAAAGGAGCCTTTATAAAGGGACCAAAATCTAAAAATTCTAAGAGAATAATATCTTTACCTTCATCAGTAGTTGAAGAATTAAGACAATATCGTCTCCATTGGAATAAAGAGAAAATTCAAATGGGTGAATATTGGATAGAACAAGAACATAAATGGTTATTCTGCAATGAAAATGGTACCCACTTTTACCCAACAACGCCAACTACTTGGTGGAGAAGATTTACAAAACGAGTTGGCGTTAGACATATTCGCCTACATGATTTGAGACATACTTCAGCTACTCTTTTAATCAACCAAGGTGTTCACGCTAAGATCATATCAGAACGACTTGGACATTCAGATATTAGTATAACAATGAACACCTACGGCCACGCACTTCAAAAGGCAGATCAGGAAGCAGCAAACAAATTAGACGCAATTTTCTCAAAAAAAACTAATACTAAATAAATCATTTAAGTTGTTGGCAAATTGTTGGCACAATTAGCCAACAACTATCAGAAATGGTCCTATTTTATCCGTAATTCAACCTAAAGAATCCTTGATACAATTGAGTTTAGCTAATAAATTCCGTTCCTTTCCTAACCTGTATTTTACACTGGCAGTGT